TATGCGTAACTGGTGTTCTAAGGGTGACTATCAAAATAAAGATTTACAACGACTAGTGAGGGCGTGTGCATGATACTTGGTAGAGAGAAATGTAAGATGAATGTAATAGACCAATTAGAGATACTTAAACGTGAATACCTCGGCATGAGATATGAGGTATCATTCGATAAGTATCACCTTGACGGAATCGCAGAGGGACTTACCACTACAGAGACAATGAACTTTGTGGATTGGGATGATGCATGTGATTGGGCAGGCAAGGTAACAATGAACGTCAAAGTGCCTTTTGTTATTTTAGAGATGCGTGGGCCGAACGGAGAAAAAGAAATGTTTTAATGCCTTGACATCGGAGTAAATCTATGGTATAATAGGAGGGTACTCTGAGGGGGTAGCTAAAACTGGCATGCCAAATCTAATCTATAAATGCAATAAAGATACAGAAAGATATCTCGGCTTAACAAAAAAGATAACAAATACAAACACTTAGAGAGAATATTATGATATACAAATGGATTGCAACAGTTTCCTTTCTTATTGCAGCGGTATTACTGAGTTCTAACATAGACGAATCACGAATAGGGTTCGTCATTTTTCTTTATGGGCATACGATACTTGCATTCCACTTCTGGTTTAAGGAGAGGGATTATCCTATGTTCACTAACAATGTTATGTTTCTATTCGTAGACATGTATGGGATTAAACAATGGTTCTTTTAATTATTGGTTTAATTACAGTGGCTTACATGTTATACGCATGGAACAATGAACGCCCGTAGCTCATCTGGATAGAGCGTCTGTCTACGAAACAGAAGGTAATAGGTTCGAGTCCTGTCGGGCGTGCCAATTCAAAAGGGGGGTAGCTAAAACTGAGAGATGTTTGCTTGCACTACCCTATTATATTAAATCGAAATTTTATTAGCGAAATGCCTTGACATTACTATCTTGTTATGGTAACATGTATATAGAGATTGAGGAAAAGGAGAATATAATGAACTTATGGGATTTTGAAAAAGGTTTTGGAAAAGGTAACGCATACCAATCTGCAATTGACACTGGTGAGATGAATCATGACCTTGCGATTAAGTATTCGAATTACTTTCATAAGAAAAGTCGTGCAATTCGTACAGGCCGTTTACAAGCATCGGGTGTAGATAGTGGTCGTAACAAAGTCTATCAGAGTGAGTTTGCAGTACAGCGTAAGTATCCAGATAGTTCTGAGATTATATCCGAAAAGGATTGCCGTAAGTATTTCAACCGTATTGTGAAGTCTAAGACGTATCAGTCTCTTGTTACTGGTAGTCGTGGTCAGAGTGACCCTCAGTTACGTTTTATGAAAGCGTCATCAAGTCCTCGTGTTGCAGGTCAAGCAAGTTGGAACGGAGTTGCACTTCGCCCTATGGTTGGTACGAATAAATATACCATACTCCACGAGTTGGCTCATACCGCAGGGCATATGCATCACGATGTTTCTTTTCGAGTAACACTTGTGAAGTTAGTCTCTCGGTTCTTGGGAACTCAGATGGCGAAAGACTTAAAGAAAGAGTTTCGCTCGAGGAAACTAAAGATGTCCGTTAGTCAAAACATTATGTCTCCTTTGAAATGGTTAGAGGGATATAACCGAATGGCTGCGATGCGTGATAAGAACCATCTTATAAAGGAGATGAAGAAATGATTGATATAGATTCTTTTAATAATAAAAATCAAAAAGCAGGTCTGGTCAGCAGCGAAAACATCAGAGAGTACTTTAATAGACTTCGAAACCATGATTGGTACTATGACTATAGCGATGACCATAGTGTATGGAAACGTGGGAATGAATATAGAGATAAGTTGTTGAATACCGCTGCAGTGAATACTCAGTATAAAGAAATGTATAATGAGTTTGTTAAATGGATGCGTCAAGAACGAGATGCAATGCCAATGGTTGAGGAGTTCTTAGATGAAGTTTGAAGATTTAAAATTTACAGAGACAAAAATTCCTAAAGGAATACAAGCACTTGTGAAGTTCGGTGAATACGAATTGTCTATCGTACAGAATGATATAAGTTATGGTGGGCCTCTTCTGTATGAGATTGCAGTATTCGATAAGAATGATACTCTTATTGAAATGCCTGGCATTACTGAAGAGGGTGATACAGTGAAAGGTTGGCTGAATGAAACCAATGTTGAATTGATTATGAAGAAGATGTATTCACTTACTCTTGACACTGGAACGAATGTTGTAGACACTATTCCCTACTAGACAGCATGAATGCCCCTGTGGTGGAATAGGTAGACACATCAGACTTAAAATCTGAAGAACATATGTTCGTGCGAGTTCGAGTCTCGCTGGGGGCACCATGCTTTAACAATCCCTTGTTCGTCTTATAAATAGATGCACAAGGGATTTTTATATGCAGAATACATTTTTCGCAGGGCGTGATGGTTTCGTCTGGTGGTTCGGTGTCGTAGAGGACAGGAACGACCCTAAAGCATTAGGGCGTGTTCGTTGTCGAGTATACGGATACCATACTGAAGATAAAACTAAACTTCCTACAATTGATTTACCATGGGCATACTGTGTTCAACCAGCAAACTCCGCTTCATCTGGTGGAGTGGGTTCAAGTCCCACTGGGCCTATTGAAGGTACATGGGTAATTGGATTCTGGAGAGACCCAGACTTCATGCAAGAACCAATGGTATGGGGAACATTGCCTGGCATCAATAGTAGTAACGCTGCACCGAGTGGAGAATCCCCACATGACTTTTCCCCAGAACAACAATTAGACCCCCCAAGTATTTCTTCCAATGTTGCGATTGCAAATGGTACAACCGTTTCTTTTGAAACGCCCACTGACACAACTGACTCTACAGTTCTTGTAAAGATTAACGGAGTCGTTCAGTCTGCATCCAACACAGTTCCCGAATCTCCCAACAATGTCGAGCAACCTCTTGATGATTTCTATGGGGGTGGAACAACCTATTCCGCATCTGACTTTGCAAGTGAGCGTTATGGGGAGAGGATTGCTCGTAAGATAAATGAACTTGCACCAGAGGTTCGTGATAGATTCGCAAAGGGTGTACAGAGTTTCTTATCTTCCAATCCAGATTATGATTTGTCTATCGCTCATGCATATAGAACGATTGCACAACAAAAAGAATTATATCGTAAATACAAATCGGGTGGGCCCAAGGCAGCATCGCCTGGAAGTTCATGGCACAACTACGCATCTGCAATTGACTTAGTTATTATTAAAGATGGTAGAGCAGATTGGACAAACAGTTTATATACAGGTATTGCTCGGAATGCATTTTCATCACAAGGACTCGTGAATGAAATTAGTGGTGACGCTGGTCATTTCTATCCAGCTGCATTTGGTAAATCACCAGACAGACGATTGCGTAACGGAACAATAACTGTAGCAGAGTTCGCTGCAGAAAAGGGACTCGCATAATGGCATACACAATTGAAGCAGGAAGAGTTGTATTTGATGAAGCACCAGCAGAAGGTGCAGAGGTTGAGATTGTTGTTTCGACAACAAACAACCTAGTAGGTTTTAGAGACCCTAATAACTTCTATCCTCGTAGGGTAAACGAAGCAGATACAAACAGACTTGCGGTTAATGATTTAACAAACCAACATCCAGTTATCAAACACAAACGTGATACCGTTGATGACTTGACTACTGAACCAGTTCCATCCTACAATGCATCCTATCCTTTCAATCATGTAAAGGAAACAGAGAGCGGACACATCCAAGAGTTTGATGATACGCCAGGGCATGAACGTATACATGAGTATCATCGTTCTGGTACTTTCTATGAAGTTCATCCAGACGGTACAAGAGTTTCAAAGATTGTCGGAGATGGTTATGAGATTATACACGGTAAGAAAGAAGTTCGTGTTCGTGGTAATGTAAATGTATTCGTTGATGGTGACGCATCTCTTTATGTGCGTGGCAACATGGATGCACAAGTTGATGAGAATCTAAAGTTCAATGTCGGAAAGAATATTGACTTTCATGCTGGTGAGAATATTCGTATGTTCTCTAATCAGTCTATGGAGTTTACAACTCAAACAACAATGACACAAACATCTGTCGGAAAGTTCTTACAACAATCTGTAGATGATATGCAAATCATTACAAGTGCAAACTTTACTAATTCTGTACTTGGTAATTATGATATGGTGATTGACGGAAACTCTCTTACGGATATTGCTGGTACACTAGGAACAAATGTTACTGGTGATGTTACTTTCAATTCGGAAGGAACATTTACTTCTACAATTACTGGTGCAACTGCATTGTCAACGGAAGGTACTTACACTCTTGCATCTACTGGTGCGATGGTACACGATACTGCGGCGACACTGAACATTGGTTCG